TGCAGCGATTGAAAATTTACGGTACACTTATTTTTTAAATAAACAACAGACTTTTTTAATATACGATACTAAAAGCCTTTTAAAATTTTTTGAAACTGATTTATTAGCAAGCCTTAATTTGCGTTTTATTACAGAGTACGGTAAAATTAGCCTCTCTTTACTTGACCAGGTAGACTACGAGCAAGAAGTAGGTATTATCGACGAGTCTAGCATTGTCGGAGTACCTACATGGTCAATTACTACCGATAAGCTAGTAAACATTATCGAGATAAGCTACGACTACAACCAAGCTACAAAATTATACGAGAGCGTAGCAGTCCTAAAGGACGACGATAGTATTAACACTTTTGGAGAAACTAAACCACTAAAACTAAAATATAAAGGAGTCTATACTTCGTTAGGCGGTGGCGTTGACGTTATGGAAGCCGGCAACAGGCTATTAAATAGGCTTTCAACCGCTAGAGGCAAGGTAGACCTTACTTGTCACTTTGACCGCTCCGACTTTTCTCTAGGGGATAATGCACAAATACTCCATAGATACTTACCGCAGCAAGGTGGTACTTTAGGGTTTAGTGACCAACTAGAGATTATGAGCAAGGCGTTAGACTTAACAAAGGCTACCGTAAAATATAAAATGGAGTTTACAAGTTATACCGGTATAAGACTCCCCTTTATTGCTCCCTCTCCAATAGTCCAGGAAATAATAAACTCTAAAACTATACGGGTTGACGACTCAAAAGGGGAGAAAGCAGGCTATAAAGTTGTTTTTTGGTCAAGCGACTATATTGCCGGAAGTGAGAATAGTATAGACAACGTAAACGGAAATATTATAACATTAAGTAACGACTTGCCTAGTGGCCTAAGTATAGGAGATAGATTAAAATTTGTCGACTACGACCAGGCCACAGAGGAACAAAAAGCCCGCTTTGCTTTTATAGGAAGTAATACAGGCTTTTTTAACGACGGTAGTAAAAGCTATCAGATAATTTACTAAGAGGTTTTTAACATGGCTTTACCTTTTCCAATATTACCTAATCAGACAGACGCTAAAAGCCCGATAGACCAACACTTAATGGACTCTATTAGGTTAGACCTGGACGACTTAGACACTAGAGTAGAAAATTTAGCGGGTAATCAAGGCGGTAGTGGGGTAATTAATTTTAAAGTTAATGGTCCGCTTAAAGTTATTAGAAGAGGACTTGATAAAGGCTTCGGTAAAAAATTAGATGGGGCCATTGTTAGCAACCCTCTAAAATTTAGCCGAGCAAATTTATTTTTAGAGCAAGGCGGAACCTCCGGAAAACTAGAGGTAGACGTTAAGCGTTGGAAGTCTTTAAGGCTTCCTATTGATGAAATAGCAGCGCAATTTAAAGATACAACGCAGTCAATCGGGAGAGTAGGAAGCTCCCTAGCTACGCAAGCTATCGACCTTGCCACTCCTAATATAGATACTCAAAGTATAACTTACGCTAAAGGGCAATTAGGTATTGTATCTATTTCAGACATGGGAGATAATAAATTTTTATATACTTTCTCCGGCACAACCGAGCTAGATAGTGATTATAGTCAAGGTGATTATATAAAATTTAATGGTTGTGTAGACTCAAATAACGACGGGGAGTTTCAAATACTAAACGTCAATTATAACGGGCTTCCTAGTGTTCTAGTAGAAAATAGTAACGGAGTAGAACAAAACGTAGTAGGCGGAAATGGTCAACTATCACTATACGAATTTACTTACCTGGCAAGTGTAGACTCGCAATTTTCTCCGGGAGAAGTTGTGATTATGTCAGGACACACTAACGTAGCTAACGACGGCCAAAAGCTAATCTATAAAATTAACGAGGGTGGTAATAATATTTTATGTAAATATCCAGGAGGAGAGGAGCAGGCGAGTGCTGCGGGACAAGCGCAAGTTACTCGGTTTAAATATACTTTCTCAAGCGCTCCGGACGATACCCTTTTTATAATTGGAGAAAAAGCCGAGTTTAGTGGCCATACAAGTGCAGCTAACGACGGAAAACTAGAGCTAAAAGAAGTATCTACCGCTAGTAGTCAAGTAATAGTTAGTAATGTAAACGGAGTAGCACAAGCCGGCGCCGCCGGAAATATGGACTCGTTACACTGGAGTTATGCTACTTCACAAGACAGTAGCAACGATATTGCAGTAGGCGACTCGGTAGAATTTAGCGGACACGACGACGCAAATAACGACGGTACTTTTATAATTCAAAAGGTAAACCGTAACGCTACTAATAACCTAGAAGTGTATAACGAAAATGGAGCAACGCAGTCCGGAGCTAACGGCGACATTATTACAGTAAAAAAAGTAGTATGGTTTTTAGACGACTATGCGACTAATTTTGAAGTAGATAAGTCGCTTATTACTCTAGCTCATTTAGAAGAGAGTTTAGCTCCTATTAGTGAGTACATGGTAAAAGAGATTAATAGAGGAGGCTTTACTAACTACAACGTAGTTATCGAAGCCGAGGGGTTACCTCTACAAGATACTAGGACGGGAATAGTTGAAACCGAGGGACGTACAATTTTCGACGTTAGGCCTAGCTTGGAAGTGGCCCAACCAGGGATAAATAAACGTATGCAATTTTCAACTAACGCTACCTTTTTAAATAATGGAGAGGTAGAGGGCGACATAATGCTAACAATGGATATTTTAGAATTACAAGAGGGTAGTCCTATGGGGCTAACTTTGAGTTTATCTTAGGAGTAAATTAATGGCTACATTACACGACGGAAATTACAAAGTAGTTGATAATGTAATAGACCTTGAACACACGACCGCCGAGGCATATATAACACAAGATACTAGCTTTAAATTAGAAAATATAAGGAACGGTAGAAAGTGCATTGTAGCGGTTAAAAATGGGGATAGTGTAGACCACTCTGTTACCTTTATAGGTGCCGGTATTGACCCGAACGACGCTACAAAAACAATAGCAGCTAATACATATACTTTATATAATTTAACTTGTAGTGTAGACGGCGTATTTGTTTGTATTTGCTCCGAAAATTCTAGCGGACCTTTTCCTAGTGGTGCAGACGGGGACCTAATTGTGCATGATACCGAAACGGTTACATTATCCGCCGGTCGAATATATGACTATAATACTGTACTTATTGAAACGGGCGGAACTGTAATAATTGACGATACAAACAACGAAGCTAACTTAACAGAGATATACGCTAAAAGTTTTACAATAGATGGGCAGATAATAGGTAGAAGTCTTTTTATTACTCAAGACATAAATAAACAAGTAACCACAGGATTGGGGGAGTCGTTAATCGTTACTTACTCTTTAGCTAATGGAGGGAATGGAGGAAAAGGAGCAAATACAACCTACAATTGCCAAGAAAATGCGGTGCATTATGGAGGTGCAGGTGGTAGCGGAGTAAAAGCCTTTGGAGGAGGAGGTGGCGGTGGCGCCGCAATGGGCCATAACGGTGCTTCTGGGGGGACTAATAACGGCAATGGCGGTAATAGTTACGGCTCAACAGGGGGAACCGGTGGGACAGGCAACGCTCAAAATGGATATAACGCAAGCGGAAACGAGGGTGGAAATGGCGGAAATGGTTGCGGCTCGGGGGGTGCTTCTGGTTGTGACGGGAGCTACTCATCTGCTGCCGGAGGCTCTGGGGGAGGTGGGTGTATAGGAAATAGCGGACTGCCCCTATATTTATATTCTAGTAATGCTATTAGCGGTAACGGACTAATAGATTTGTCTGGGAGCAATGGGAGTAATGGAGGAAGCGGAGGGACAGGCTCAAGTTACGGAGTAGGAGGCTCGGGTGGTGGCGGAGGGCCTGGCGGGAACGGTGGGGCGTTATTTGTAAATACTCCGGCTAATAGCGTGGCATATAATATAAGTGGAGGCTCGGGTGGGAATGGTGGCTCTGGGGGGTACGGGCCTAATTGTGCTGCTAATGGGAACTCTGGACAAAATGGGCAAAACGGAAACAATGGAACCTATACGGAGCTATAATCATGCAAATATTTACTATTAGGAAATCATTACACAAAATAAAACTTTGGAACAATGTGCGTATTGATAGCGCTATATATAATTCTATCCTTACTACTAGAGGAATAGAATATTCTGATTTATATGTTTATCGTCCACTAATAACGGTCAACTACTTGCCTCACGCTTATAATTTTGAGTATGGAGAAAACGAAGATATTACTAACGCCACTATTTTAAAATTTTTCAATACTCAATACATAAATGAGTATGTAAAAAAAATGCGTCCTTGGTATGAGTCGGAACCTATAACTAGAGATAGAGCAGGGTTTGAAGAGTTAAAAGATTATGACGAAACAAACGATATTATAGTACAAAGATACAATACAGACGAGTTAGATATTATTGAAGCTAATTTAGCGGAGAGTGACCCTGCTAATTGGCAAGAAATCCCACTTAAAGAGTTTTCAAAACTTGAGGAAGTAGAAGAAAAAATATATAATATCGAAATACCGGTAGAACGGATAACAGAATAATACTAGGAGGAACAAAATGAAAAAATTTATTAAAGTATTGCTAAAGTACGTTGACGTTAAAGGGCTTTTAATCGAGTGGCTACTAAAAGACTATTTAGATAAGTTACTAGATAAGGCGGTAAACTCAACTAAAACACCTTTCGACAATATGGCAAAAAACTCTCTTTACCCGGTAATGGTAGAAGAGGGAGAGAAGCTATTAGACGAGCAATTAAAAAAATTGATTGCAGACGACGAAAAGTAATTTTATAATTAACGTACCTCCGGCGGTTAAATAATTCTATCCTTGAGAAAAGTTTAACCCTTAGTCGGAGGTTTTTATTTATGCTAAAAAAAATATTTCCAATTATTAAAGACTATCTAAAAAAGCTACTTATCAATAAGCTATCTATTGCTGTTTTTGGGCGATTATTAGCCGGTTGGGAAGGGTACGTTTTTTCCTTTATTACTTCTAAAGTAGTATGGCCATACGCCGAGAAAATACTAAACAGACTAGCGGTAGAAGGTGCCTTTATCTATGATAAAATAGAGGGTAGAATAATAGTGAAAAAGATAGAGAGGGCCAGACGTGAAAACGATAATGCTTCTTATGATGATATTATTCGTAGGATATAGTTGTAGGACTTGCCCGGTACGACCTAAAATAAAACTTTTAGAGCAATGTACTAAAAGCCTTGACGGTAAAAAATGCGAGTGCTTCGACTACGACTATTATAACATAGAGCGAGTTAGTGACGTCCGGTTTATGCCTTCGGAATATTGCAACGATATTGTAGGGGTGCATATCGACTCTTGGTTTAGCGACCTAAAACCATACTTCAAAAAAAATGTAAATACATATAACGTAAATTGCAATTAGGGGATACCTAAGTTACAATTTTTATATGAGTATTAAAAAAATAAAAGCCTCCGGAAAGTCTGTATTAATCATAGGGGACTTACACGCTCCATATCATCATAAGGACGCTTTACGCTTCCTAGAAGCGGTTAAAAAAAAGTACCTTAATCAAAAATCTATTATCATCAATATAGGCGACGAGGTAGACAACCATGCTATAAGTTTTCACGAAACAATAGCGGAGCTACATAGCGCCGGCCATGAGCTTGAAAAAGCTATCCAATTTATGCAGAGTTTACGGGGGCTTTTCCCAAGGTTAATTTTACTTAACTCTAATCATGGTAGCTTAGTATTTAGACGGTTAAAAGCCGCAGGGCTACCTATAAAGATAGCTAAAGACTTAACTGCTCTCTACGATTGCCCTAAGTGGAAATGGTACGACGAGCTTATACTAACGACTAACAACGTCCTGGCTACCTACCTTTGTCATGGTAAGAAGTCCGGTTATAACGCTTTAGCTAAAGAGGTAGGGCTTAACGCTATACAAGGGCATTACCATAGTAAATTTGAGATAACTTACTTTCGTACTCCAACCTTTACACGCTATAATGCTTTTTGCGGTTGTTTGATTGACTACGAAAGCCTTGCCTTTGAGTATGGTAAAAACCATTTACCTAAACCTGTTTTGGGAGTAATACTTATTAAAAAGTCCGGTACTCCTAAGTTAATAAAAATGGACCTCGACGAGTCCGGACGTTGGACAGGAAAGTTAATTTAACTTCTAATTTTTTTCAATCTCTTTAACTCTTTTAGACAATGTTCCCAGGTGCTAGGCTTAACGACATAAGCTAGACCTCCGGCGTTAGTTATCTTTGCTAGTTTTAACTTTTGTATTTTACTAAGCCTACCCTCTTCCGTTTTTAGTTCTAACGCTACGAAGTGGCCTTTAATACAACAAAGCCGGTCGGGTGTACCGGCTTTTACTACTTGTTGTATATTTTCAAAAAATACTTTGTCGCCGAAAGTCTTTTTTAAGTCTTTGTCCACTTGCTCGGCAAAAATAGACTCTGGTTTTTTACTCATTTTCTTTTTTATCCTCGGCGTAAAAAAGCTCTATCTCTGCTTTACGGCGTCTAGTTAGTCCTCTTAGCTCTCGTAAAACTCCCCACCGGTTACGGGCTTTATTATATTGACTCATTAACTTAGCTACTCTATCCATATCTCCGGCTTTTAGGGCTTCGGCAATACTACCTCTAATAACTCTATATATTCCTAAATTATAAGCAAAGGAAATTAACGCTGAAAACTGATTGCTAGTAACTTGTATATTATTATCAAGTAAAAACTCGTTTAGCTTATCCTCTTTATCTCTTAGCTCCCAAGCTAACCAAGACTTAGCTTGCTTTCTCGTACACGGGGGGTCGTTTAAGGTAACTTTTTTACCATTAGGATAAACAATTGTACCATATCCAATAGTAGGGACTCCGGCGGGGCATAAGTAAGGGTGCGAATAAAAGCCCTCAAAGCGAGTAATTAACAAAATGCCGAAAGCATTAGTTTTTAAAGCCCCTCTTCTACGGCGTGGGCGTGTAGTCGGTTTTACCGGTGGCTTCTCTTCAACCGGTGCAGGGTGATTAACTCTTTTACGGGTAAAAAATCTTTTAATTGCTCTCCAACCTCTTCTAAAAATACTCATTGTTTAACTCCTCTTTGTTAGACCAGTCTTTATAGCTATAATTAGCACTAAAGGTTAATGGTAAAGTTTTATATTTATATGATTTTTCCATTAATTTTATAATATCTTTTACTATGTATTTTTCATTATTTTCAACTTCGATTATAACCTCATCGTGAATATTTAATAAAAGGTTAGATTTTTTATCTAGTAAATACTCGTCGATATTATTCATAGCTTTTTTAAGTACGTCGCCTAAAAGCCCTTGTATAAAATGGTTGGCTATTTTATATTCTTGCCCTCTAATATTAATTAGCTTCCTACCTACCGGAGTATAAACGTAACCGGTACGACGAGCTTCTTGCTTTATATTTTCTATAAACCTTTTAATCTTAGGGAGCTTTGAAAAATAAAGCGCTCTGATATTTTTCGCTTCTTGTAGACTTATGCCTAGCATAACGGCTAGGTGCTTATCCCCGGTACCATAAAGTAAAGCAAAATTAACCGTCTTTGCTTCGCTCCTGGTAATGCCTAGCATATTAGCGGTAGCGGTATGGACGTCGAGGCCATTTAATACTTGTTCTATTAAACTTGTTTCTCCGGCTATATCCATAAGTAGCTTATACTCTCCATTATCCGCATCTATCATAACAAAATGATACCCCTCTCTAGGAACGAAACAACTTCTAACTTTTGTATGGGTAGTAGAGTCCTCGGACCTTTTGGGTACGTTTTGGAGGTTGGGAGAAGTACAACTCATACGGCCGGTAGAAGTACCGGCTTGCTTAAAGCTACAATGTATCACGTCGTTATTATCTTTTAGAAAAAGAAAATTTTTAAAATAAGTATTGGCCTGTTTATAATGCTTTCTATAATTTAAAATTATATTACTTAATGGGTTATCTGGTAAATTTTCAGTAGAAAAGCTAGGGTTGCCCTTGTCTGTTACTTTGTAGTTAATATTTAACTTAGTAAAGGCTTCTACTAGACAAGTCCGCCCGTCTACGAAAGGGATACCAGTATAAGCCTCGAACTCTTCGGCGGCGGCGTTGTATTCACATGACTCGTAACTAAGCCCGTCCTTTACTCTACCGGCGTCTACCTTTATCCCGACAATCTCCAACCTTGTTAAAGTTTTTATAAGCCTCTCTTCGTTTTTAATAAGCTCGGAAGTAAGACGTCTACCGGTATGTTTAAAAACGTCGTTAGCTAAATACATTAATTTATTATTTTCGTACTCTCCGAGTAAAAAAGTTATTCTACCGTCACGACAACCATAAGTAGAGATAATATTAAATGGTACTAAGTCGTAGCGCTTTGCCCTCTCTCCGGTATTATCGACGGTATAGAGTTTATGCTTTTTAATATACTCTTCTACTGTTTTATCTTTTGAAAGCCCTATCTTTTTACAAAGAGCATCTAGCGAGTAAGTAGGAAGTTGATTATTTAAAAGCCTGGCCATTGTTTGAGTACAAAATAAAAAAGGCTTGTCCAATAGTTTTCCCGTTTCATGCCAGAGCATTTTTAAATCAAACTTAAAATTATGAGCGTAAATAGTTTTACGGCTATTTAATAAAGCGAATATTTGCCCTTGAAGGGAGCGAGGTAAAATATATTTACTAGGTATCTTATTTCCTAAATGGTCCGGAGAGTCGTTAAAATTAAAATAATAGTCCTCGTCTTTTGTAGATATAATTATGCTAAAAAGTCTATCCCCATTAAAAACGTGCAACCCGGTTGTTTCCGTATCGAAAGACACTACTTTATGTAAAGCGATAGTGTCCAACGCTTCCAAAAAATTTTCTTTTGTTACTAAATACATTAATTGACCCGTTTAGCGTCGTCTACCATAGAGTCTACTAACTCCGATAGCGTACCATAACCTAACTTTTTCTTTAACCTGGTTAGAAAGTTTTTATTAGAAGTCTTTATCCTGACATATAAAATAGTTTTCTTTTCTTTTTTCTTCATTACACGACTCCTAAAATACGGGTAGGGTAGGCTACCCGATTAAAACACACACTAAACTAATTTTAAAAAAACCTGCACAACAACAAAAGTTATTATTAAAAAGCAAGCCCTACCACTTGCGACTATTTACTAAAATGGCAAGTCGTCGACTGCTTCCGCTTCTACCTCGATAGGCTTAGACTCTTCTTTAACGTCGCTATCGTCCGCTTGATATTTTTGAGCATTATTAACAAGCTCTTTTACCCAGTCTACTACGGCCGGGGCTTCCTCTGCGGTTAAGTCCCTACCCATTGAAACGGTTTTAACATAGTAGTTATGCTCGTCTTGGACATACTTAACGCCTAGCTTAAAAACTTTAGAAAAACTAGGACGCTTTACCTTTCTTAACTTAGCGCAGTAAGTAGCTAATTGCTTACCGGCTTGTCTGCTAGTACGTTTAAAGTCTACGGCGTAAGGAAAAGCAATACCGTTTAAAATATCGTCAAGTAATAAAACGTAGTAACCTATTACCATATCTCTATGGATACCATTTTCAGGCTCATCAAAAGGCAGCGACTCGTTGCCAACGTAGTCTATTGTACGTTGATACTCCATTTTAGTCTTGCCTTTAGCGTCCTTTACCTCGGTAAACTCTTGCCAAGTTTTATATCCTTTAAGTACGATAATCTCTAACTCTTCTCCTAGCGCTTTCTTTTCTACGCTATCGAAATACTCTCCGGCGGTTGCTAGTTTTTCCGCTACGGCGTCGCTTAACGGTTGAGTAAGTTGTAGCTTCGGTATGATAATATCGTCGCTATCGACGGTATCCCCTGCTCCGAACCCTAGCCCGTCAAACTCCGCTAATACTTCGGTACTAACTTCGCTTGTCTTTTTTACTGTTAAATCTTTACTTTCTTTTGTCATAAAATAACTCCTATTTTAACCCGGCGTTATTGCCGTTATTATTTACTTCTTTTTCTAATACCGAGAGAATAATACTCGTAAGGCTTAATATCGGCTACGGTCCAATCAAAGTCGCCGGCTTGCATCTTAGCTTCTTGCTCTTTAGTAAACCAGGAGCTAAACGACCGGGCGTTAATTGTTAGCAATGAGTCTAACACTTCCTGGCCATGCTCCTCTTTAATATAATTAAATAGCTGCTTTTTTTGCTCGTTAGACTTGGGTACAGTAACAGAGCTTTTTAGCTGCAAGCTAATCGTGCAATTATCGGCTTGTACCTTTTCAATCTCGGCGCTCTCCATAATATTTAGAAGCTCGCCTTTAAGCTCTTTATACTTTTTCTCGTACTCGTCTGCGGCCTGCTTTGCTTTATAAACAGCGTCGGCAAGCTCTTTTAATTTTTTAGCTTGCTCGGCCATTACTTGATTGTCTACGCTTAATACTTCGTTTTCCATTTTCCCACTCCTTTTTAGTAAAAAAGTTTTATCTTACAACTTGCACTATTGCAAGTTATTTTTTAGTTATCATTGATTTTATTTCGTCAAAACTTAATTTTTTATTGACGACTCTATCGGCCAATTTTCTCTTTTCGTCGAGAGCGTCTAGTACTTGCTCGTCTACGGTGTAAGGAGTAACGAAGTCAATACGATAACAAGTTTTCTTTTGTCCGCCTCTATGTATTCTTGCCTCACTTTGTAAGTCATGCTCTAGGTTAAAGCTACGAGTAAAATAGATTGCATAGTTACCGGCGGTTAAATTTACTCCCGTACCGGCGGCGGCTTGGTTAGCTACTACTACTCTACAAGTACCATTTTGGAAGTCGTCTACTGCTTTAAACTTTTCTTCGCTTGATTGCTTACCTGTAATAAAAGCATACTCTACTTTAAGCTCTTTTAGGACTTCCTCTATTATAGAATAAGTAGGACTCCAAACAGTCCAGACAACTATTTTAGTTTCCTTATTAACAAGTAACTCCTCTAACATCTCTTTTAAAACTTTTGTCCGGTTGCTTAAGAAAGTTTTAACCTCTTTTGTTTCGTCATTAACAAACACACCGCTAACTATTTGCTGTAACCTAATTAACTTAGTTATAGCTAAGTCTGCGCTCATTACCTCGGACTCTTCAACCTCTACAACTTTGCCGGACTCTTCTAGTTTAATGTCGTCAACCTCATTAAAATAAGCTACGGCGTCCTTTTCCATTTGCCTATATATTCTAGCTTGCTCCGGTGAAAAACTAATGTCTACACGTTGCCTTACAAACTCCGGCAAGTCCAGGACATCATCTTTTAAAACTCTCATGCCATAATGATAGATAATAGAGTTTAAGTTGTCCTCGGTATCCTCGTAAGGTACAAACTTCGGGAAGTGAACGTGCGAAGGCATACCGGCGTTTTTATCATAAAAATATTTTCCTCTAAAACTATAAAAGTTACGTCCAAAAATATTAGGGTTTAAAATATAAAATTGACTCCATATATCTAACGCCGAGTTAGTTACCGGAGTACCCGATAAAATAAAGCGATATTTTGGGCTATGCTGTTCGATAAATCTATGAAGTATTTTAGTCCTCTTAGCGTTGAAAGTTTTAAACCGATGCGACTCGTCAACTATTAAAAAATTTATCCCTAACTCTTCGACTAACGGCCATAAGGTTTTATTTGCCACTAGCTCGGTATTAATAATAAAAATTCTAGCTTGCTTATTTTGTAGCTGTTCTTTTTTTAATTTTAAAGAAACCGTCTTTAAAATAGTTCCGTCTTTTTTAGTCATACCGTCGACTACGCTAATATTTTCCGGAGCAATATTAGAAAATGCTAAAAACTCCTGCTTCCATTGTCTAATAGTAATAAGTGGAGCAATGACTAGGCACTTATGAAATACTATATCTCTCATACAGATATTACGATAAGCGTCTATTACTGTTTTTGTTTTTCCCGTTCCTTGCTCGAAAAATAGAGCGTAGTAGTTCCGCCCATTGTTTACTATTTCCTCTACTGCTTTTTTTTGATGCTCCCAAGGGGGAGTCTTAAATTTTACCACCATGTTACCGCCTCTTAAAATAAATCATTAATAAACATATAAGCGCAAAAAATTATCCACGCAACCGATAATGTAAACCATACGTCGTTAATCCATAAATCATTCATTTTACTATCTCCTTATTTTTGTAAGGTATAATAGTAAAATAACCTTTAGGTAAAAATATTTGCTCCTCAAAAGGAGGGAACTTTGCTACCGCTCCATAAGACAGTAGCTTTTCTCTACTAACTAAATATTGCGTTTTATCCGACTGAATAAAAACAAAACTTCTTACCGGTAACGAAACTATTAACTCCTCACTAAAGCCCCAAGCTCCCCACTTTTTTAACGTATGCTTTTTTTCATTTAACTTTTTTAAATAAATCATTGTATCATTTTCAAACTTAATACAACCTATTACCTCGTCCCCATAAAATACAGCATGAGGCCAATCGTACCACTCTCCTATTGTGAAGTCCGTACCTATTAAATTATCTTTTAGCTCGTCTAATAATTCTGTTTTACTCATTTTCTACCTCTTCTATAAATAAGTTTTCGCAATAACAAAAAGTACATTTTATCGGAATATAATTAGCGGTATAAATTTTATTACACTTACCGCATTGTACTTTATAACTTTTAATAGGTTTTTCGTTTTCTTTTTTACTAAATATCCTATCGAAGTTTTCGTTAAACTTATCTTTATTGATGTTAAATTTACTACGCTCTCTTATTTTTCCTCTTCTACTCACTTGTAAACATCCCTAACTTATCTCTACCCGGTCGCTTTATGTAACTATTTATTTTAAAGGAATTGATAGTATAAGCACACTTTCTACAAAGGTTGGACTTACCTAGTCTATACTTTCTTACCATGTGAGTCTTACCGCATAGATAACACTTTTCCGGGTATAATTTCTTTTTATATTTCGACAAATTTATTCTTAGTTTTATTAAATTTATGGTTTGTACCAGTACGGATAAAAGTAGGGTTGCATTGTATAATCCCCTCCGGAGTAACTATTTTACCGTCGTCCGTTAGATAGGCTAATGTCCCACTACCTAAAACACACAACTCTACGTCTACTATTTTGTCGCATAGTTCATAATTTTTTAAAAAGGTGCTTTTATACATTGCAACAGGTAAACTTAATTTATCATTAACAGAGTAAAGAATAACCCACTCTCCGGCTATATCCTTAACGTAATACTCTATACCCGATAATTTTTGTCTGTAAGTTTTTCCTATACATAAATCTTTAATGTCCATTACTTACCTCCGTTATTCCGTAAATAATCTATGACGTAGACTCTTGGAGCGGTATTTATTTTAATTATACGCCTCGTACATATTGATAAATTTATAACAAATAAAATTATAGCTCCTACTAACACCATACTACTAGAAGTTACTTTAAATGTAGAGAAGTCGGTATAGCAACCTATACGCTCGTCTATTTTAATCGTCTTTAATGCAAATACAAAATAAGCTACTGCAATAAATAATACAATAATTGAAATTATAATAACGGTAATACTATCATACATTTTATATTTTAGTAACTCTTCGATATATAGAGGCACATTTTTATTAGCAAATATTTCGGCGCTATTAACATAGTGTAAAAGTTTTTCCATAAATTGATTTAAAATTTGTTCTTTCATTATTTTAACTCCTTACAAAGTTGTTTAGCTTTTCTTCCTATCCAATAAGGGGCCGTGTCCTCTTTTCCTCTTGGGTCGTTATTACCGTGACCACAATAACAAAGAACGTGGGCATCTATTACATGAATAAGCTCATGGTAGTAAGTACCTACTAAAGAGGCCATAGGGCGGTTAAGACAACGAGAATTAAAATAAATTGTATCTCCTCCATTATACCAGGCCAGGACTCTTTTACTCCAATACCAGGAAAAAGCAATTTTAGGAGCGTTAAACTTTTCGTCGTAAAGTAAACTATCAATAAACTTAGCTATCATATCAGGGGTACAAGTAGACATATCGAAGCTATCAACTTTTTGTATTTCTTTTACTAATTGATACCCCACTAATTTAACATTACTGATTAATAACTCTTTATTTATTACACTTTTTCTTTTTCTCCAAAACATTACTGGACTCCTTTTTTAAGTAATTAGGTGTTCTATCTGTTAGTATAGATATTGCAAGCTCTAAACCATTATATAAACCTCTATTGTAAGTGGTAAGACGCTCTAGTTTTATAGCATCTTGTATCTTTTTATACTCTTTTAATCTTTTAGCTATTTGTCTTGTAGCACTACCCATAATATTCACTACTCCACTTCGTAAGTTATTGTTGCTTTAGCAGGATAGTAGTTTTTACTTTTGTTAAAACTAAAAATAATACCATTACTACGCTTTCTAAATACTTCACTATTTTCCGGAGAAAACCAACAGTCAAACTTAACAGTTTTTTTAGCTTTAGTCTTAAAGCAGCCTGGTTTTTTGTGAAATAGAGTAGGTGCTGCGTCTGTTTCATTATGTCTACCGTCTGTATAAAATTCTATGTTAGTTCCATTAAAATTTACAACTATACGCTTTTTTATATAGCGTTCGTTCCATAGTCTATCTATTATTTCTCCATATCCATATATGGGACTCCATACCTTGTAACCTATTTGTGAATTACTAAAATCACTTTTCATTCATTACTTCCTATTAGTCAATCTAAAAGCGGTTGATACACTTACATTATATTTTTTAGCTAGTTGTTTATAAAACATACCGTTAGCTCTATCTTTATTCATTGCTTTAATTTCTTCGCCGGTTAGAGTCATGCGGCTTTTAGCTCCGATATAAAGAAAGTCGTAGTTAGGCAATGCCTCTACTATATTGTGACAATCTCTAGCATACTTAACCGCTCCTATTTTTTCGCCTCTCTCGTTAAATAGTAAGTACATTATTCTAGCTCCTTTACTTCCATTAATATATTGGCAATATCTAATCTAACTAAGTAGGGGATAAAGTCATTGTTTTGGATAGACTCTAAAAATTTAATAATCTTATTTGCCTTACGCTGATATTTAGATAATTCTGACTCTTGCCATTCAGAATAATTATCACAGTGATAACATGGTGAAACTTCAATCCATGAGCTATCTTTCCAACTAGAACACTCGCAATTATCACAACTCTTTTTACTCATTACGGTAACTCCGTACTAGGCGTATTATCAACGCTTGGAACTACTTTATAAATTACTTTAGTCCTTACTTTATTACCTTCTATTGTATCCTCTATGATACAACTTTTAGTAATTAAACTAATTATTATTACTGTTATACAAACTATAAGAAGTCCTTTAGTATCGTCGTCCATTTTATAACTCTCCTTTTAAAGTTTCTAATAATTTTTCGTGTAAAAGCATTACCGCAGATGTAGCTACTATTAGCATCTCGTTATCATTCAAATATGATAAATTTTTAACTTCTCTAAAAATAAAATGCGTTAAATTTAGACTTAACTCTTTTGTATCCTTGGCCAATTTATTCTTAATCTCTTCTATTTCTCTATCACTAATCATTTTTATTACTCCTTATAAAAAACTTAGCTGCGTTACATTTTCTTTTGGTGGTAAGCCTTTTCTATCAAGACTGTTAAAAACATTATTCATTTTTTTGGCCAGGACTTTATTTGTATATTCTGTACTCCTAGACATTACTCTACACTTACATTTAGGACACTCAAAAATAGCTATATTATATTCGGTAAGCGTAAAGCAATTAAAGCAAAGCGCTTTTTTTAATTTATCTTTTCCCACAATACACCGCCGTAAAGTTTGTTAGTATGCTCGACTCTTCTTATTTTATCTAATGGGAAACTAATAGCGGTACTTCTTCGAGTAGGACGTAAATAAAACCTATCGCCTACGCAATGCTCTGGGTACCCACTAAAAACTAAGTCCGTATCGTTCAAACTTATTTTTACTCTGTAACCGGTGCCTTTTAGACTTGTTAAAACTTCATTTAACTTTTTCATTTTACCGCCTCTTTAAAAAATTGTTTAAGGCAACCTAGCAAACAACTTTCAAAATTGCAAGCTAAAAATAAAAACCTATACAACTTTCATTGTATAGGCCTAAAAATTTATGGTGGGAAATTTTTAGAGAGAATAAGAGGCGGCTTATTCCCTTGACAAAAACTTTATTATAATTAACAGTAGAACGCAAGTAAAAATTTTCATATTAAGGGGGCGGCTTAATGATACAATTAGGTTATTTTGTTAGCGGGTTTAGAGCGGACGGAACTAAATACGAATTTTTAAAAGTTATAGGACAACCAACCTATAAAAACCATACCGAGCTTTTTAACAACGTAGAAAAAGACTTACCAGACAACCTAAAAGAAAATATCTTTTATACCGTAGCTCACCACTTAAAGGGAGCTAGAAAGTATGAAACTTGGCAAGGCCAGGACATTATCCCTTTTGACCTGGACGGTATAGACCTCGACCGTATCGACGAATACCCTCCTTTAGCTGCTAATGCTTTAGGTATTGACCTAAGTAAAACAGCTATCGTTTATTCCGGTAATGGGGTACATATCTTAGTAAAAGTAAAGCTCTGGACAGACAAAGACTTTATCAAAGAAAATAGATATAGCTATAAAATGCTTTACGATAAAATAGTAAGAGCTTGTAAAGAAGCCGGGCTTCCAATCACTAGAGATACTACCTCATGGGACTACGCTAGAGTTTTAAGAGTACCTGGAACCGTTAATAAAAAAGTAAAAGACGGTAAAGAAATAATTAAAGAGTGTAAGCTAATACAAAACAACTTAGAGATACAAGAACTAGAGTTTCCTAAAAACGAGCTAAAGGACCGCTATTCCTTAAAGCAAGGTACCTGGCCTAAAGCAGACATTGAAACAATAACCGAAGAGTGTGCCTTTTTTAAATGGTTAAAAGAAAAACCCGAAGAGGTACACGAACCCCACGCCTACGCAATGCTTTCTATTACAGGTCACTTCGACGACGACCAGGAAACGAGTAAAACTTTATGGGAACGCTTCGACTCTCCTAGTATCAACTCTAAAGACTTAGTAGAGTTTACAGAGCAAGCGGTAGAAATGAGTGGACCTCGTACTTGTGACGGTATAGCTCAAATATGGGAAGGGTGTAAAGATTGCCCGCATTGCGGACGTATTAAAAGCCCTATTCTACTACGCTCTAGGAATTTTATAGGAAGCGAACACTTAGGCTTTACAATAGTAGGGGCCAATGGGGGTAAAATAAGACAGTACGACGACCTCGTGCATTTTTTTCATAGAGAGTTTAACTACCATGTTACTTACTCCGGTAAAGTTTACGTCTTTAATGGGAAGCATTACGAAGAGTACCCAGACAGTAAAGTTAAAGCTATTGCCGAAGAGTATTTTACAAGTCCCGTTACCGACAGGGAACGCTCCGAGTTTTTAGCTAAAGTAAAAGTAAATTATCAGGTAGAAGAGTCTTGGAGAGTTAGCAGTCCTAAAGGACTCATTAATTTTCAAAACGGAGTGCTAGACATAAACACTAAAACATTAAGCGACCACTCCCCAGAACATAACTTTTTTAGTGTGCTTCCTTACGAGTATGACCAGAACGCTACTGCTCCAAACTTTGAGCAATTTTTAAACGATATTACACTTAACAGAGAAGCGTTAAAAAATATTTTACTTGAGTATATGGGTTATTCTATTAGCGGTATGGAGTACCTTTACAATAAAGCGCTTATTTTATCAGGTAGCGGTAAAAACGGTAAGTCTACTTTTGTCAATGTTTTAAGGGAAGTAGTAGGTAGTAATAACTGCGCTTCTATTTCTTTAACAAAGGCTTCTAGTAGCGAATACTTAGGAGCAGAGCTTCTACATAAAATGGTAAACATATCAGAAGAGGAAGGCGTTAATGTTTTTAAAGATACCGGTATGTTTAAAACGCTTACGGGTAACTCAACCTTTCAAGCTAGAAAAATTTACGAGTCCCCTTTTATGATGATTAACCGAGCTAAAATAATTATGACCTATAACGAGATGCCTTACGTTGGCGATAGTTCTAAAGGTATTCGCCGGCGCCTTATGATAGTGCCATTTGAGCTTAACCTAAATTCTAAACCAACCGACCATAAGCTATTAGATAAATTAAAAGCGGAGCTTCCTGGTATTTTTAACCTTGCCTTAGAAGGGCTTAATCGTTTATTGGAGCAAGACGGCTTTACTCATAGCGAAGAGGTAGAAGCGTTAGCAACCGAAACCGTAGAGGCTTCTAATAATGTACTTGTATGGTTTAAAGATAGCGTTATAATAACGGATAGCGAAGAGGACCGCTTAACAACTAACGAGCTCTATAAAGACTACCAGGCTTACACCGAAGAGAATAAAGAAGGATACATAGCAAGCCGTAGAAAGTTTATGTCAACACTAAAAAACTACTTTATAAATAACTCTTTAAAATGTAGTTATGGCAAGTACAAAATAGACGGTAAGGTATCGAACGGCGTTAGTATGGTTAAGCTAAACCGTACCGGAGAGTTTTATTCTAGTATTTAGTTCACTTTCAAAACTAATTATATATTAACTTAAGTAATTAATTTTACTTATATTTTCGCTTTATTTTAATATTTAGTTAAATTTTGGTTAAATAGGTGCTATTATTAAGTATAACTTAACAAGGGGCGGAAATGAAATACGAAAAAGCAATACAAATAGTAAAATTAGAAAATGGTAAATACGGAGTTAAAAATCTTTACTCTAACTTTAGCAGTAAAATGGTATCTTTTGGGCTAACTTTAGAGCAAGCCGAGAAAGAAGTAGTATGGAGAGAGAAAACTTTAAACCGTGTATATGGTACTGTTCTTTTTATCCCAGAGTATAAAAAATAGGAGGTTTAAAATGTATATTGTATTTAATGAAGTAGGTAAAGAAATAGCTATCATAAAGGACTTAGACACTCTTACTAAGGTAATGTCCGCTTTTCCTACTTGGAAGTATAGAGAAGAGGTTAAGCCTGCGCATGGCAGCGCTAAAGTTACTCCGGAGCAAGTAGAGGAAATACGTTACCGAAAAGCTAAAGGTGAAACCTTAAAAGCTCTGGCCAGGGACTACGGTATTAGCTACGTTGCAGTACATAAGATAGTTAAAGGGAAAACTTGGATAGGTAAGTAGTTAAAATTATAGCTATTTTTAATTTTATTGACACAAAGTGTTAAATAATGCTTTACTTTTGGTTAAATTTTTGTTAAACTATATTTAACAAAGAAACAAAGGGGCGGAAAATGAGAACAGTAAAAAATTTAGATATAGCAATAAATGGAGAAATTAAAAAATACAAGGTAATTATAAATGGAAAAACACTAAAAAGAAGTGATAGCACAGGGGCTTATTGTTTTAGTGGTACTACGGTAATAGTTACTCTACGAGAACTATTAAAAATACTTAAAAGAGATAGAAGAGTGCTTAGAGCAAATACCTCAAGCGATAAGTTACTTAAAATGCTTTATAATGATAATACAGTAATCAAAGTAAAAAAAGTAACTACTGAAAATAAAAAATACGACTATAATAAAATGGTAGCTGATAAGCAAAAGAGAAAAGAAAAATATTTAAACAAAAAGTTAAATAGAATAGCAGAACTAGAAAAAGAAATAGCTGAAATAAAAATACACTTGGCTAATCAATAAAATTAGGAGGCGGAGCATGAAACACGAAAACGAAAAACTACTAAAAAAATTATTAAAAGAAAAAGAAATAGAGTTACGAGAAAACATAAAAAATAAAAGAGTAGCAGATATATTTGAAAACGTAGACACAAAAGAAGAGGTAGCCTTGCTTTGTGAAGCACATAAAAGTGTTAAATATTTATTGGAAACACTAAAAGAGTTAAAAGAAGAGGAAGCGGCTTAAAATGAACACCGAAGCAAAATTAAAATATCTTATAAAGACAATACAGCACTTAATAAAGTATCTCGATAAAAACGGCCATACGGAAGTGGCCGTTATGCTCCGGGAGTCGCTTGAAATAGTAGCCGAGGAGTCCACAACTCGTAAGTAAAATACTTCGTATTGTCCGGATAAATTTCCTCGGCTTCGACTAAAGCAAAGTTATAAAATTCAAAATAAAATGTCAATTTTCAACTATTCAATAACTCCGAATAGTTCATTTTTATTCGGTGCGTTGCGTTTTCTTACATTTGTGAGAAGTGTAACCGGAGGCTTGAGAAGTGTAACCGAAGCCCTATTTTAAATTATATTTATTTAAAACTAAAATAAAAATTATTTCCAAAATAAATAAAATATGTTTTTGTGCAGAGTGGCGTAAAAATATGATAATAAATTATACTATGTAATGCATTAAGTCATAAAATAATAATACCTGTAGGTAGTATTTGTAAGTTGTTAATTATTCGTTCGGAGGTTACACTTGGTTACACTTGGTTACACTTGGTTACACTTCTAAACCGGAGAAGTGTAACCGCTAGAAGCCTTTAATAGAGGGCTTCTACGTTCAAAAAATACCGCCGGTACCAGAAGTTACACTTAATTATATATAGAGCTTATCTTTTATAGGTATATATAGTAATATAATATATTATTATACTAAATAGAAGTAGGTAATTTTACGGAAAAGTTATAAAAATGCCAAAAAAGTGGTACCAAGTGTAACCGGCCAATTTTTCGGTTTTTCTTACATTGCTTTTTTCTCGGCTTTACTTATATAAAATAATTTTATATAAAATAATTGTGAGGTAATTATGGGTAGGAAAAAATCTAATTTTGAAAATTGTTATTGGAAAATAGACGAGGAAGCGTTAAGAGAAATATTTTACTCGCTTCAATCTCGCCGGCTTTTACCAGAGGTAAACGATAACGTAAAAATTAAAGAAGTAAAAATATCGGATAGCTCACTAGGTAACGTATTTATCCAAGCGGATAATAAAATAGATTGCTTAACCATTATCATGGGCAAAGAGTTAGCTAACGATAAGATATGGTTTAAAGTTATCTCGGAGAGTAAAAGAGTTTATATATCTTTTCCGGTTTTTGGAGTCGGTACCGAGGAAGCTACTTTAATAGTCGGCGTTAGGTCCTCGGTTGCTTTTTGGGAGCGTATCGTATAATAGCTTTTGTTTTTGGTGGGAAGTTTGCTAAACTATATTAAACGGAGTTAGTTAATGACAGCTAAGAAAACTACAACTACTAAAAAGAAAAACCTTGGGGGACGTCCTACTAAGTTTACAAAAGAGATTAAGCTACTCGTAAAATATATGCTAGAACATGGTGCTACGGATAAAGAAGTAGCAAAAGAGCTAGGTGTAACGGACCGTACTTTTTATAATTGGAGAAATGAATATCCTACGTTTTTTCAGTCCCTAAGAGATTGGAAAATAGTCGCAGACGAGCAAGTAGAGGTTAGTTTGTACCAGAGAGCTAAAGGCTACACGGTAGAAGAAGAGAAAGTTTTTTGTGATACAAAGACAGGTAAGATAACTACAAAGATAGTTAAAAAACATTTTCCGCCGGACCCTACAAGTATGGTTTTTTGGTTGAAAAACAGGAAGCCTAAAGATTGGAGAGATAAACGAGAAGTAGAGCTCTCCAACGACCAGGAAACAAAAACTTTTAGCTTTACCCTTGAAGAAAAGCCTAAAGAGTAATGGCCCCCAAAAATAAAAATAACGAAATTAGCTCTACTCCTAATTTTTTTAGTTTTAATCCTAAGATAATCCCTTATCAATATAGAGTAATTTACGACACGGAAAAGGTTTACGATTATAGTTTAGGAGTACACTACGTTATGCTATCGGGTAGCGTTGGGAGTGCTAAGAGTACTTTAATGGCCTGGATAATTATAAGGCATTGTACTAAGTTTAAAGGGGCCAGGGCATTAATAGCTAGGAAGTCTTTAACAGACTTAAAAGATACTTTATTTCAAAAGCTCCTAGAGATGCTTACTAATGCTTTTAAAGAGGGCGTCGATTATACGGTTAATTATTCAAGCCCTCCCTCTATTCGTTTTAAAAATGGTAGTGAGATAATTAGCCGGTCCTGGTCAGATAGAAAATTTACTAAGTTTAGGTCGTTAGAGCTCTCACTTATTGCGGTTGAGGAGCTAACGGAAAACAATACGGTAGACTGGAAATTTTTTGACGAGCTAATAGCAAGGGTGGGGCGGTTGCCTCATATTCAGGAAAACTTATTTATCTCTGCAACGAACCCAGACGACCCTAGTCATTCGGCTTATGAAGTCTTTATTAAGGACTCGGTACAAAAAGGCTTCTATGCTGAAAAAGATAAAATGTACCATGTTTATTATTCTCGTACCGAGGACAATCCATTTTTACCAGAGTGGTACATAGAGCAATTAAAAAAGAAGTACGACGAGAAAATGGTTAGGCGTATGCTCTACGGAGAGTGGCTTTATATCGGAACGGACGTTATTTATTACCAGTACGATAGGGAGCTACATTTTAAATTAGAGAACACTAAGCCCAGAAGAGATTTACCTTTACGCCTATCTTTTGACTTTAACATAGCTAAAGGTAAGCCTATGTCGTCTTGTCTTTTCCAATACGACCCGGCCAGAGAATATTTTACTTTTATCGACGAGGTAGCAGTAGAGGGAGCAAGAACGCTAGATGCTCTCGACGAGTGGCAAGGTAAAGGATATTTTGACTTACCTCACAACCCAGAGATAATAGTGCATGGTGACGCTTCCGGTAGACATAACGACTCTCGTAGTAAATTAAGCGACTATGATATTATCGAGGACTATCTAGCTAACTATTTACGAAAGGACGGCGATAGTTTAGACTATTCTATAGAAGTGCCGAGAAGCAACCCTCCGCTAAGAACACGCCACAATATAGCTAACGGTGTACTGAAAAATAGCGAAGGAGTAATTAGTTTAGCAATAGATAAGCGTTGTAAGATAATAGACAAGGGCTTTTCTAATACTAGGCTAAAAGAAAACGCCGGTTATATAGAGGACCAAACTACAGAGGGCCAGGATATGTCGACGGCGGTTACTTATGGTATATGGTACTGTAAAGAGTATGGACAGGACGACGACGCTCCCGTACAATTTTACTAAGAGGTAATAAATGGATAACGTACAATTAAAAAAACTAATCGACGCTATTAATACAGACGAAAACAAACAACGAAAAAAGGACGCTTGGACGGCTTATCAATGTTTAGAGGATAATCAAGAGGCTTATGTAAGAGAGCGCTTAGAGTATCTTTACCCTATGACTCATGCAAAATTTAGAATAGGGGATATTAGCGTAGTTAAAAAAGTTATCGACAAAAAGAATAAGGCTTATAAAACACCTCCTATTAGAACACTCGCCACTAAGCAGCAGACTAAAGCACTAGAAGAGGTTTATAACAAAAACAATTTTAACCATGCTTTCGCAATGGCCGATAAATATTTGAACCTCTATAAATATGTAGCTCTATGGTTGACTTATGTTAATCCTCAAGAAAACAGCGAAGAGTTAGAAGGAGAGTTTTACTTACACGCTTTAGCTCCTTTCCAGTACGACATTGTGCTAGATGAAATTACAAAGAAGCCGGTAATGTTTATTATGAGCTATCCTAGCACGGACATTACGGGCGGTAGTGATTTTAAAAACGAGATAATTGCAGACAGTGAAGCCGATATAAACTCGGAAGTTACAAAGTATTCTATATGGACGGCTACGGAGTTTATAAGGGTATGGGTAGACGAAACAAACAATATTATTAAAACAGACTTACGGACTAACGAGCTTGGCGTTGTGCCAGTGGGCTTTTTAAGTTATGGAGATACTAGCGAATACCCTCCGGCAAACAATTTACATAAGCAAGCTATCGAGTGGAACGTAGAACTAAGCGACCTAAAAACAGCAGCAGCTACTCAAGGACATGGTCAATTAGTTATAGAAGCTCCGGAAGGTAAGCAGCAAAAGACATACCACATGGGTATGCACACCTCGATAGTATTACCTCAAAGTAGAAAAGAGGGAACGCCTCCAACCAAGGCTTACTATATTAATGCAAGCCCAGACTTAGCGGGTCAATTAAGCGTTTTAAAATTTGACCTCTCTGGTATTCTCGACTCTCAAGGTATTACTTCAAGCTCCGTAATTAGTGGCGGGGTTGATGATGTTAAGTCAGGCTTTGACCGGTTGTTAAAAGAAGCGGACGTCCAGGACATTGTAGAGTATAATCAAAATTTATACGCTAACGTATTAGAGCCTACAATTTATAAAATACTACAAGCCTATGACTCGGCTTTAAATTTAGCTAGGTTTACAAGCCCCGATATTACTATTACTTTTGAAAAGCCTAAAGTGCTAATCTCTGATAAGGAAACTTTAGATAATATCGAAAAGAGAGAAGAGTTAGGCTTATTACTTCCTTGGGAAAAACATATTTTAATCAACCCTAACTTAACAGAAGCGGAAGCTAAGAAAAAAGAAGAGGAAATACAAGCATACAAAGCAGAACAAGCTAAAGCAATGCAAGACGCTTTTAACATGAATAATGAGGACGATAACCAAGACGACGAGGGGGCTAATGAGTAATGTTACCCAGGTTATTAAAGAGCTTAAACTTAACGTCGAAGGAATACCTAAAGAAAAGGTTAAAAAAGCGACTAAAGAAGCCGCCGACTTTTTATTAAATGAAATTATACGCTACATTGACAAGGGCGACACTCCGGTACAGGGTGAGAAAAAATTTAAGAGGCTTGAGTCAGATTATGCTAAACGGGAAAAAGGAGGCGTCCGTTTACCGAACCTACAACTTGAGGGGGACCTTTTGGAAGCACTCAAGGCGAGAGTTAAGGCTAACGGTATTATCGAGGTCGGAGTTAAAGGAAAGGAAGCACCTAAGGCAGACGGTCATAATCAATTAAGCGAAGAGGCCAAAGCGTGGGCAGCTAAAACGGGCTTCCCTAAACGTCGCTTTATCCCAGACGATAACCAAACTTTTAAGCGTAACATAATGACTAAAATTAATCAGATACTAGACGACTATCGAGTACAGGAAAAAGAGGAAGAGGTCACAATAGAAAACTTTAACGATATTTCTTGGCAAGACTTTCTAGCAGTAGAGAGCAAACAAGTATTTAGCCCACAGCAAAAAGTAGAAGTTACTACTAAAAACTTTTTAAGCGACAACGCTATTGAGGACTTAGTAGAGGACATTTTAAAAAGGCGGTCGTAATGGCCGAGATAAACTTTTCTTTAAAAATAGATAAAGCAATACAAAAACAATTAGGGCTTACAATGAGCGCTAAAGATAACAAGGCTACTTACAAAAAGACTAAGCCGGAGCTCTTTAAAAATATTAGAAAAGAGTTTTCACTTAAGGGACCTACTAAAGTAAAGCAGTCAATTATCCAGGACACGTTAAGAGGTATTAGCCCGGTAAAGGGTAAAGGAAAATTTACGAAATATTCTGGTAGCTATAAAGCGGCTATTCGTAACGAGGCATTAAGAGATAGCGACGGTAACTATTATATATATAGAATGGTTAATGGCAGACGACTAAAGATTAAAGTAAAAAAGAAAAAATTAAGTGGTCGCAATTATGTCCAGGAGCAATCGGGCGGTATGAAAAGAGTTAGCCCTATTACTCTACGACTCTCCGGAGAGTTACATAGAAGTCTAAAGGCTACTGTAAAGGGTGGTTTTTGGAGAGCAAGCCGTTTAGTTATCGTATGGGACCATTACCTAGCAGATATACACAACCGTCAAGGTGCCGGTAAAAGTAAAGTAGTCCGGCGTATGCTCCCGACGAATACAGGCGAGCGGTTTAATCGTACAATAGAAGCAACCCTTTTTAATGAGTGGAACTTATCAACTATTAGAGTTTTAAGAAAATGGGGCTTGATAAAGTAGACTCTTTACAATATGATTTTTTAAAATAATAATAATATTTGTAGTTAGAAGTAACTACACTTTTTTAGTCGAACGATTAAAAAGGTTAGGTAAGGAGGAAGTTTATGCCTACAGTAGAAGAGTTAGAGAAAATGCTAGAAGAGGAACGTAAAAAGGCGGAAGCCTTGGAGCTTTCTAAAAAGCGTCTTGAAGAGGAAAGTAAAAAGTACAAGTCGAGAGCACAACTAGCAGAAGAAAAAGTAAACGAAGCAGAGCGGGAGAAGTTAGAGAAGGAAGGGAAACTTGAAGAGTTACTAGCTAAAGAGCGAGAAGAAAAAAATAAAGCTCTTGAGCTATTAAATCAAAGGACTAACTTAGTGTTATCCGAAAAGTTGAAAAATTCCGTCGCTTCCGTTGCTAAAGACGCTCACAATATCGAGTTACTTTTAAAACTCCCAGAGGCTAAAGACTTCTTAAAAATAGACGAGGATAGCTTAACAGTCGAGGGCGTCGAGGACTTCGTTGCCAAGGCTAGAGAAAGCAACCCTTTTCTATTTAAAAAGGCTAAAATGGACAGTGGCGAAAATGTCCCGCCGAACGGTAAGGGTGCAGACTCGGAAGCTAACTATTTAGCAGAACTTAAAAAAGTAACTACTAGAGAGGAGTTACTTAAACTTAAACAAAAGTATAACAAAATTTAACAAAGGAAAACAAAATGGCTTTTACAACTAATTTAACCGGAACTGTTCAAATTGACGACTCTATCAGAGAAGAGTACGACGTAGAGTTTAGACTAGCACTAGCAGAGCAAGGCGTAGGCGCTGAAATGGCTACTGTAAAAAAAGAGTTTGGTGCCAAGTCTATTCAGATGCCTAAGTACGACCAGTTAGAGCTTGCGACTACTCCTCTAACCGAAACAGAGGACGTTGTAAGCGAAGCGCTTAACGACACAAGCGTACTTCTTACTCCTCAAGAGTATGGTAAGGTAGTAACTACTACTAAGCTAGCAAATATCCAATCAGGTGGTATGGTTGACCGTGCAGCAGCTAGACTTGTAGGTATCAACGCAGGCCGTACTCGTAACCGTTTAGCTCTAATGGCTATGGACTCTTCTAGTAACGTACTTTTCGGAGGGGACGCTACCGACGAGGCTTCTATTGACCCTACCGATATTTTAGACGGTACTCTAATGGGTAAAGTTTATAACAAGCTAAATCGTGAAAACGCTATGGGCGTAGCTAATGGTAGCTTTGTTATGATTGCACACGACGACGTTATTCATGATATTAGAGAGTCAAGCGACTGGCAGGACGCTCACCGTTACGCAATGCCTCAAGAGTTACTTCGTAATGAAGTAGGTATGTATAAAGGGTTTAGAGTTATTCGTGACAACCTTTCTACTATTGCTGACAATGGTACAGCTAAAGTTTACTCTTCTTACTTTGTAGGGTTTAATGCTCTAGGTGAAGCAATTAGTAACCCTATTTCTATGGTAGCTACTGGACCATTTGACAAACTTAACCGTTTTGTAAATATGGGACACTATGGTATCTATACCTTCGGTATCGTTGAGCAAAAAGCTCTATGGATTGCTAAAACTGCTTCAAGCGTAGCTGTTTAATAAAACTTCTTAAAACCGTAAACGGTTTTATCTTAGGGGAGGCTTTACGCCTCCTCTTTTTTTATATAGACTATAATAGTATTTATTATAGGGGGCTTAATGGACCATACTAAACTTGTACCCGTCGCTATCCAAGCTAAAACGGAGCAGCTACTACAACAAAAGTTAATAAAGCTACAATTAGAAATGGGTAAAATGCTAAACGTAATTAATATTTACCCAAAAGGCGGATATATTTACGCTTGGTTATTTATAGACTCTTCTCGTTTTTCTATCTCCTCGGTATCGAGTAAAGAAAAAGACGAATTACTTAACGGTAAACAACCTCCGAAAGCTAAAAAGCCCAGGACTAAAAAAGCTAAGAAGTAATGGCCGATTATAACTTTAAATCAAAATTAGGTATAGCTAGAGAGGACTTAGAACAGGCCAAGTTTAAAAAGACTAACGACGAAAAAATAGCGGTTAGAGTAGGCAACGAAGCTGACTCTCCTTTATTCTGTTCTTTAGTTACCCCTTACGGAAGCGTGGCTATTTCAATTTATGATGATACTTTATCAGTACCAGAGAATACTGTAACAAAGCTAATAGAGTACGTTGTAGCTCCCGGAAAAGTTTTTAAGTTATACGATATTTTAGTGAGCGGTGATAACATAGCAAAATATACTGTAAAGATTAATGGAGTTGTAAACAAAGTTTTAAGAACACATTATTCTAGTGGGCTAAATGAAACTTTTAAATATGATTATTTACGTTTAGGCACCGGTGATAAGTTAGAGGTTTTTGTTATCTCTAAAATAGAGGGTAATAGCGACTACGACGTAACAATAGAGGGGGAGCTAGGAAATGAATAAGGAACTGTTAGAAAAAGAAAAAGAGCTAGAAGTATCAAGGCTAAAGCATAGCATACTAGAAAGCGAAGTAAGGCTATTAAAAAAACTTGAGGAAGTAGAGAGAATAAGGGACAATATAACAAGAGCGCAAGAGCTATTAAAAGAAAAACAACAAAAGTAAGGAGTTTAATTATGTCAGATTTTAGAAGTGGTTTACCGGTAAGATTATTCGACGAGGACAACCTACCATATACAGAGGACAACCCTCTACCCGTATCACTAGAAGAGTCAGAGGGCGACGAGATACACGACTATAAAGTAGACGAGGACGTAGCTGCTCATGGTGCTAGTCCTGCTTCTCACGAGTACACCGTTTCAACCGGTAAAAAGTTAAACCTTAAAAAAGTTTTATTTGCCGGTAGTGGTCGTATGAAAGTTGAGTTACAAGTAGAGGACAGCGTAGGGAGTGGTACATTTGTATCTAAGGCAGTAGCTTTTAGCTCTACTGCAAAACTAAGCGACGAGATTAATTTAGACACTCCTTTAAACGTAGAGGCAGGGGTAAAGGTTAAAGTTATTAAAACTAATTTAGATAACCTTGCTCAAAACTTATACACAACTATTATAGGCGTTGAGAAGTAATAAATGGCCGACATTGTAGACGATAAACAAGCGAGCGGTACGCAAAGGATAGTCGGGAGAGATGAGTCCTTTGCCGCCGACGTTTTCCAAGGGGACGACGGGGTAAATAGGCTTCAAGTTGAAGCCCAAACGTCCCCTTTGCCTTTAGGTAAAGGCTTCGCTAAAAATGTATTACATAACGGAAGCCCGTCTTTAAACGTAGACGGAAGTAGCACACCGGTAGAGTTTACTTTTTCTCCTACTACCGAAGATATGTTAGTCAGTAGATTATCGTTTTACGGTAGAGATAACGGAGTAGAGTACGGTCGTTTTTTAGCTTTATACTGGCCATTGAATAACGGTTTAGTAGTTGAGATACAAAGCGAGGGAGTCGTATATCAATTTAAGTCTATTAAAACTACCGACGACTTTAGAAATAAATTTTCGATTATTCCTAGCGACTTCGTACTAGATAAAATTTCAGGGGACGACGCTTTTACCGCCGCTTTTAACCCTAGAGCGCCTTTTTATTTACGGCAAGCGTTAGGCGATTATGTAAAGGTAACAGTACAGGACGACTTACATAGAGTTAATTATTTAGAGTTTTTAGTAGTAGGAGCGGTGCAATGAGTCAACGAGTACCAGAATATACAGCACGCTATAAATACATAACAGACTTAGCTACTACTGTGGAGCTTTCCGGAAGTTATCAGGAAATTTTTTCTTTTAATGCTACTTGTACTTTAGAGCAAGTACAATTAAAGTTTAACTCTAATCGTGTAAAAGTAAGAATAAAACTAGACGGTTTTACAGCTTTAGAGGTTGATTGTAAAAAACTTTTAAATTTTATTGGAAATAAGGAACACCCACAAGTGCTTTTTTGGGATAATGCAGATAAGATACTTTATTTTACACCTAACAACCCTATACAAGTAAAAACAGCTATTACTATCGAAGCCCTTTCTACTAATGCCTCATGGTGGGGTAGTAACCAGGACTATAAAGGTATTATAGCTACAATACAGGACTGGCCGTAATGATATTTCAATTAGAGGAACTAACAGACTTTAAAAATAAGGTAGAAAAATTAAAACTAATTGTTACTACTGTACCACAAGGTGATGGGTGGCTTGGGCTTGCGACTAACGGGGCTTTAACCTTTAGTTTAGCATTACCTAATCAGACCGCCTTAGATATGTTTAACGCCGAGCTTGATAATATCGACGAGGAGCTAGTACAAAAAACAGTAGTCGAACCTTTTGCCTCTAAAGGAGATAATCATTTTAGGGGTACAGGAGTAGAGGGAGTAGCTCCGTATGGAGGCGTTGCAGATATTGACCTAGAGGTAGCTTACAACGTATGTCGGTATAATGGTATAGAGATATTAAACGGGGACTATGGCGACGAAGTAGTTTTAAGAATACTAGACGACGCTAATGGTACTTACTCCGGAACACCTAACCAAGTCCTAGATGTTTTCGGTATTAATTGGAAAATGAAAAAAGAGCTTATTCAGATTTTACCTTATGAAGCAACGCTTTACAAAGGTATGGTTATTTGTGTCCAATATAAAAATAATACGAACGCCGATAAAACTATTTATGTCAATCATTATTTACACGAGGTGCTTTAATGAGCATTGAAGCAGTAATAACAATAGTAGGCGGGTTTATAACTTTAGGCTTAACGGTTAATGCTTTTTTCTTAAAGTCATTAATGGGAAGTCAGAATAAGATAGAGGTAGAGCTTGCGGCTATCTCGGTTAAAATTGAAAACTACAATATTAGAATAGACGACTTAGAGCATAAGGTTAGAAAGCTAGAGCTATCGTCTATGGAGTGTAAAGCAAAGTGTGAAAAATGAGTGGCCCACTACAAATAAAATTTTTATTTTCATATCCTAAGAAGTTTAGACTAACTTCCTGGTTAATTAAAACTATTGATAGAGCTTCGTTTTCTCACGTTGCTATTGAAGTACCAGACACTCAAACCAACCAAGTAATGCTATTCGAGGCCAGTCATGGAGAAGCTCACTGGACCATTAAAGACGAGTGGCTAAAACACAACGACGTTAAATTTTCTATTACATTGCCTATTTCCTGGAAGCAATATATTTTAATTAAAACCATGTTTAACGAGTGGTCGGATAGAACGAAGTATGGTTTTTTAGGAGTGCTGGGTATTTTAGTAGCAATGATTTTTAAACTGCATATAAATATTTTCCGAGATAAAGATAAAACTTTGTTTTGTAGTGAGATTGCCGGCTATGTACTTAAAGAGGTTTTTGGTTTACCATTAAAACGTATAGAGCTTTTAAGTCCTAACGACGTTAAGAAAATTACACTTAAAGCAAAACTAAAAGGTGAGTTATGAGCTATTTTAAGATACTGTTTAATGCAATAGATGTTACCGACGAGTTAAAAAATTTTGACTCTCGTAAAATACCTTTTGGCCTAACGACTACTGATAAAATGCTTATAGGTTATTATAAAACTTTTACGAGTTTTTATATGTATCTACCTACTCCAAGCGTACAAGCCGGGGAGCTTGTTTTAAAGTATTATAATGGTACAGAGTGGAAGGCGTTAGACTACGAAGCAACGTATAACGACTTTACAAAGTCCTCTTTTATTTATTTTGTTTTTCCAGAGGACGCAAAAAAATATCTAGCCGACGGTGAGGAGCTTTATTACTTAGAGCTTTCCTCTAACAGTGATTTAGATAGTGCTACCGAGCTAGGTGGCTTAAACGTGTTATTTAGCTGCGACGAGGACATAGAAAAAATTAGAAGTAATATCGTAACAGACCTAAACGACGGGCTACCTTGGATATTAAAACATGAAGCTGCTAGGGACTTAATACTCCAAACTATCCGCAATAAAGGAAATATTAAAATAGTTGAACGTGAAAATACTACCGGACTCTCCGGGCTAACATATTCTGATATTCAACCCCAGGACTTTTTAGACGTTAGACAAGTAAAGTTAGCTTCGGCTTATCTTGCTATTAGTATGATTTACTTAGACGAGCTAAGCGACGAGAACGACGATAAGTATGAGCGTCGTGGATATAGATATTCTAGGAAGTCTAACGAGCTACTTAATACTTTCTTTTTAAAGCTAGACTCTAACGACTCCGGGGACGACGACGAGGCGGTAGCACAAGTTAGTAGTGGGAGCGTATTAACATGGGTATAATCGACGAAATAGTAACAAAACTAAAAACAGAGATAGGAAATATCTTACCGGAGTTTAAGCCTCTTCGTTATGAGTACGATATAGCTACTAACTCCGACCGAGATTATAAGCAGCGCTACGGAGTTACTTGCGACTCTGCGAATTTTGTAACAGACCGTACAATAGGCTTTATAACTATGGACCATACTTTTAACGTGGTACTTACTAACTCTTTTTTAAACAAAGATAACGACGATAGTAAAAATAAGAATTTAATGGAGCTTTACGAAGCAGTAGAAAAAATTAGCTCTAACCTCCACAATAGGAAGTTAGACCTTGCTAGTCCTACTTATAACGTCCTATTAGTTACAAGTTTTTCGGTAGACACTCCGGAGATTTTAGGGGACACTAATAGCATAGCGTTAAGACTAAACTTAAACATACGTTATAAGTATAAGCATAATTAAGGAGTGAGAAAATGGGTAATTTAATCTTAGACGAGGGAAGCGTTTTTGTAGAAAAAGAAGCTACTGAAGGTACTTATGTACCGGAAACCTCCGGAGAGAAAGCTATCGAAGTATTAAGCGACGGCGTTAGTTTTTCTCCAAGCAAGGAACTAATCGAGAGAGATAATCGTACTTCTACGGTTGAAACCGTACCAGGAAGAGTAGGCCAGAAGTCAATGGCCGGAGAGATTAAAGTAGAATATAAAGCGGGAGCGGTTGAAGGTGACTTACCAGAAGCTACCGACCTTTACGAAGCCCTTTTAGGTGGTAAAGACGAGCTAGTAGAAGTTACTTCTCTTACTGGCCATACTAATCAAATTATTTATTTAGATAGTGCTGATATTGGACAATATAAAGTAGGGCATATTGTTAAAGTAAAAGATACAGTAGAACACGTTAGCCCGATTAAAGCTATTGATACGGTTAATAATGCCTTAGAGCTTTTAATTCCGGCCGATAATGCTTTTAGTGACAATGTAGTTATTGCTAAATCTGTTCAATACTACCACAAGTCAGGACAACCCACTTTATCACTTACAAATTATATCGGTGGTAAAATTAGAGAAAAAGCAATAGGTATGCGTCCAACCAAGGGGGAGTTATCAGACTTCTCTACTGGAAAGCTACCAGTATTTAACTTTTCTTTAGAGGGCGTAAACTTCGATAGAGAAGTAGGACAACCATTATTTAGCCCAGAGTATGACTCGTTAAATGGAGCGTTACCTCCTATCGTATTATGTGCTAAAGTTTATAAAAACTCTGACGAGTTAGAAGTTAATAACGTAGGTATTAGCTTAGAAAATACACTAGGCTTTAAAACTTCTACCGCTTCATGCTCTGGTAAGACCGGAAGCCGTATAACTAAGTTTAACGCTTCTTTTACACTTGACCCTTATATGAGTGACTCGGATACCGAAAATTTTAATCTATTCGTAAACAATGAAGCCTTTTCTATTTTTGGAAGTGCTTTTAACGGTGATGATACTAATGCAGGGGCAAAAAACCAAGTAGTAGCTTTCTATCTACCTAATTGCCGTATTCCGGAAATTAGTACCGCAGACCAGGAAGGAATAGTTACCGAGCAAATTAATGGGACTGCACATAAATCACAAGGAAATGATACAATTTTCCTAGCCTTTATCTAGGAAGTTTACTCTATATCCTCCTATGGGTAAAATCATCTCATCAAGGTAAAGCCCTTTCATGAAGAGAGGGCTTTACTTTTTACTTTTATTATATTTTAATATTATAAAATCATAGGAGGTTTTAAATGGTAATAGTCAACCCTATTAATACACGCTTCGGGCTTTTAATAGAGTCAGGAGAGGACAAAGTATTTTTTGAATTTTCACAATTAACTTTTAGACAAAAGTCTATCATTACTTCAATGACAACCAAGCTACAAAATGGAGAGGTTACTTTTAACGCTTCGCTTGAGTGCTTTTTTACACTTAAATATGCGCTAAAAGATATTAAAGGCTTTACTTTACCTAACGGAGAGGAGTATAAACTTCGCTTTGAAAGTGGTACGGACTGCTTAACCGACGAGTGCGTAGAGGAGCTTTTAGCTACTCCAATCGAGGATAAACTACTATATAGCGCCACTCAAATACTAAACGGAATACCTACTACTATTTGCAACCCGGTAACCGGTGAGGAAATAGAGGGAGTAGAGGTAATCCCTCCGGTTGGTTTAGACGAGGCTAAAAAAAAATTCTCGAACCAGTAAAAATAAATTTAATATGGGGGCTTTTGAAGCATAAAATACTTCTGGCCTCCTCTTTAACTTCCTATGAGTATGTTACTCTCCTGGCTTCTTTAGAGCAGAGCTTTTACCCTAAAAAATATAATTGTCAACTATGTAAGACTCGCTTCGGTACGAGTGAGCGCCTTATAAAGAAAATGGAACGCAATAGAAAAGCGCAAGGTTGTTTTGATTATACTACTAAAAAATATAGAGTAGAGAATATTATTTATAAGTCTTGTCTGGCTAATTACTCCACTAATATAAATTTTTTAGTTGAGAGCTTTGCTAAATACGAGCAAGGTATGTTACCATTTAAAGGAAGTTTAGAGGAGCAACCGAATAAAATTATCGAGATATTTAACATAATAGAAACGAGGCGGGAAGAGTTTAGGGAAAAGCAAAAATGAATAACATACAACTTTCAATAGAGTTAGATAGTTCTGGAGCGGTTAGAAGTATTAACACGCTTAACAACGCTTTAGCAAAAACGACTAAAGAGGGAGTATCGGGCTTTAAGCGCATGAGTGCAGCAATGTCCTCTTACGTTGGCTTCTTAGGAGCTATGGCCACTACTAGAGCTTTTAGCGCTATTAGTAATGGACTAAGCGAAGCAGTTAGGGCCTCAATCGCTTATGAAAAATCAATAGCTGAAATTAATACTCTATTACCTAAACATGAAAAACTTACTAAGAAAACAACCAACGCTATTTTAGACCTTGCCGGTGCTTACGGTAAAGACGCAAACGAGCAGGCCAAGGCATATTATCAGATAGTATCGGCCGGAGTAAAAGGAACCGCAGAACAACTAAACTTTTTAGCGGTTGCTAATGAAGCGGCAATAGCAGGGCTAACAGATACAGCTACCGCCGCAGACGTATTAACCTCTTCGGTTAATGCTTATGCTTCTAGTGGACTTACGGCTAAACAAGCGAGCGACGCTTTATTTATAGCGGTTAGAGAAGGGAAAACAACTTTTGGAGAGTTAGCTAGTTCTATCGGCTTCGTAGCTCCAATAGCTCAAAGTGCGGGAGTAAGTTTTAACGAACTAGCGGGGGCTACTGCATACCTAACAAAGTCAGGATTAAAAACAGAGAACGCTGTAACAGGACTTAAAGCAATTTTAACCGCAGTAATTAAACCAAGTAAAGATGCTGCGGAAGCGGCTAAACTGTTAGGTATTGACTTCTCTACTTCTGCAATTAAAGCTAAAGGTTTTACCGGCTTTTTAAAAGAGTTAGCAGATAAGACGGGAGGAAGTGAAAAAGCGCTATCTAAACTTATCCCTAACGTGAGAGGTTTAGGTCCTATCTTAAACATTGTAAACGGAGATATGCAGGACTTTAACCGCATAATGGGAGAAACAAAAAAAGCAGCAGGGGCTACTAATGAAGCCTATAAAATAATGGCAAATACCGCAGGTCAAAAGTTAGCGGTGCAGACTCAAAAATTAAAAAATGAGTTGATGGGACTTACCGACGAGGTAATAGTTCCTATGGTAATAGGGTTTAGAGGTGCGGTAAAAGTAGTCACTAAATTTTTTGCTTTATTTAAAAATACAAATACCGAAACGGAAGCTGAAAAAATATCACGTTTAACCAGAGAGAGTAAATATTTAGCGGAGCAATTAAAAATTGCGCAAAGAGATTATAAAGCTCAAAGCGAAAACGCTTCTACATGGTGGGGCAAAATAGTAGGAAACCCTAAAGAAGCCGCAAAAAAGGTTAATGATATTAGAGGAAAGCTAGTAACAGTACAAAACGAGCTTGTAGAGATACAAAAGAAAAAAGAAGCGGAAGCTCTGGCCGTTAAACAAGAGGCTAACGCTAAAACGCTAGAAGAGGAAAAGAAAAAACAAGAGGCTTTACTAGCGGCTAAAAAAGAGGCAGCAGCTAAAGAAGCGGAAGCGAAGCTAGAAGCAAAACAATTAGAATTTGATTTATTAGCAGAGCTAGACGCCGCCAATAAACAAGTAGAGCTAGACGCTAAAGAGATGCAAGTATTAGCTCTTAATAATGCAGATAACGAGCGCTTAAAATATTTACAGGATATGTTAGGCAAGGAAACAGCTTTAAAAGAGCTTGCCAGAATAAAAGACATTAAAAGCGAAGAGAAGAGAAAAAATGCTTTAATGAAATTAAGCATAAAAGCAAAAGAGCAAGAGAAAGCTAGTCTACTAGACCTTAGAAAGTTTGAGGATATGACTAATAAGCAAAAAGTAGAAGCTCAAAAACAGACGCTACAAACTATTGCTACTCTTAGTCAATCAAATAATACGGCGTTATTTTTAATCGGAAAAGCCGCCTCGTTAGCGTTGGCCGGGATTAATGTAGCGGAGGGTGTAACTAAAGCACTGGCCGCCTATCCGCCTCCCTGGAACTTTGCTGCGGCCGCGGCAGTAGGAGCGGCGGGAGCTATTCAAATAGGTAAAATTGCCAGTCAACCAAAGCCTAGCTTTGCGGAAGGTGGTATAGTTGAGGGTGGTAGTTATGTCAACGATAGACTAACGGCTAACGTCAATGCCGGAGAAATGGTATTAAACAAAAGGCAGCAAACTAATTTATTTAATAGTATTAACTCGGGTGGGACTTCCGGAGGTGGCGGTACAACGATTAATATAAACGGCGATATACTAGGCGACGACGGAACGATAGATAAAATAATAGATGGCATTAACGACGCTATCGAGTTACGGAATAAACAACTTGTAACAGCGTAGAGGTAAAGAGTGAATTTTATACCTAAAATAGAATATACCGAACTAAATACAGGAGTAGCTAAAAGTTTTACTTTCGACTCTGCTCCGGAGGGCGACCCGTTTAATGAGGAAATTAAAACCAGTACAAAGGTAACAACTTCAAACGACGGAACCCAACAAGTACAATTTAACTATGCTTACGAAAATATATCGTTAGAGTTTACCTTTCAAACAGAAGCGACTAAACAAGCGGTAGAGGACTTTTTCAAAGCCCATGCGGTAAGACTAGGAAAGTTTAATTATTTTCCTAGTAGTGACGAGGCGGACTTTAAAGAGTACACTTTAGACCAAAAGGACATAAAATTTTCTAGGCCTATACCTACGGGAACGGCCGGAGTTTTCGAGTACGACTTTAAGTTAAAATTTAGAAGAGTATTGTAATGGGTGCATATCAAGACGAGCTAGACAAAACATTAAGCATAAACGTCGTTATAGAGATTGACGGGGAGTTTTACGCTACTAGACAAGTTGATACCGGCTTGGTTATACCCGACGAAAATATAATAGTAGTCAACCCTAACGTAAATGGTATAACGCTAGACATTCGTAGAATAACGACGCCTATTGTATCGGCAAACTTTAAATTAATGGAGTACGAAGATAATAAAACAAGCTCCAAAATAATGAGAGATGAAAGTCAATTTTTAAATAAAGAAGTAGCTTTTTATGCGGGGCATAATACAGGGACTTTTCACTTTGACGATTATGTAGAAATATTTAGAGGACATATAACCACTGTAACTAAAATTACTAACGGTTATTCTATAAAAGCTAAAGAGTCTACCGATAAGATAAATGTAGAGGCGTATAACCTTTATGGGAACCTTGAAACCGATATATTAAATAACTCCACAACTTTAGACGTTGATAACGGCGACGACTGGCCTAACTCTGGACTAATAAAAATAGAAAGCGAGTTTATTTATTTTACAGGTCGAACAGCTAACACGCTTACCGGACTTCAAAGAGGACAAAAAGGAACTACCGCTAAAGAACACGACTTGGGTAATACTGTTTACTATGTAACAGAAGTACAACCAACGAACCCGGTCGACATTATTTTACAGCTATTACTTTCTAAAGACGGCAATGGAGCTAATGGTAGTTATGACGTTTATCCTTATGGTCCTGGTATTGATACTAACTTAATTGATATTGCAGCGATTGAAAATTTACGGGACACTTATTTTTTAAATAAACAACAGACTTTTTTAATATACGATACTAAAAGCCTTTTAAAATTTTTTGAAACTGATTTATTAGCAAGCCTTAATTTGCGTTTTATTACAGAGTACGGTAAAATTA